ATAGACAGGGATAGCAACTCTAGATTTGATTGTTTGATGTATAATATTCCCATTATCATCATAAAAACTATCGTAGAAAACTCCTTTATAAGGATTAGATGTACTGATAGTGTGAGTATAGATTGTGTGAGTAGAGCCATTAGATATTATCTGTAATAAAACTATATGTCCCTCAGCGTCTGTGAAGATAGAATCAAATTCAGTAGGTAATATCCATTCAGTCCAGCCTTCATTAATAACTTGATTATTGTTAATAGTACGTTGGAAGACGCTGGCTTTAGTTTTCCCACCTTCATTATAGAATAAGAATATCCTATCTCCATTAGAAGAAGAGGCTAACCAATTGACATAAGGAGGCATGAATGGCTCGACATAGTTGCTTTTATTCTCTGCTGTATTTATGAAGGTGTTTGGTTGGACAAAGTAATTGTAAAGTGTTATTTGCTCTTCTCCTGTTTGGAGTGTGCGTTCGTGAGTAACAAAGAAGATATCAGAGCCTGCAAGGATAGGTCTAATTCTAGAGATTAGATAAGAGGTCGTAGGCTTAAGCACAAAAGAAAACCCTGAGATATATCTATCAAAGTGAATGATGTATTGATGTCTTTTTCCGAACAAATACAACTCCTTTTCAATAGGGATAATATAGTCTAGACTTTCAGTACCTCCGATTTGGATATCAATATATGAGGTTTCTGTATAAGTACCGTTAGCATCCTCGAAGAATTTCCCATAGTTATTGACAGCTGAAGCTGACAGCCCCTCTTCACTTAACAAGAATAAACGTCCTTGGTGGAATAGTATATCCCTTATCTTATGATTAACAAAAGAAGGAGCTGACTGAGCTAAGGTATTGAAGTAGTTAATCCCTGTAGCGTTTAGGAATTGGACAGGTCTTCCTAAGTCTCCCTTAGCTAAATCTATGAAGAAAGGTAAGTAAGCTTCTTCTATTGTTAGGGTTTCTCCATTTGGGTCTTTATTTACTGATAGGTTTTTGGCAGGTGAAATGATATCTAATGATACTTGGTAAGAAGCTGGGACTGTAATAGTTATAATCTTATCTACAGAATTATAGGTTACATCCATACCTGAGAGATTAAATACATCCTTAAGTGTATTATAAACATCTGTGAAGACATCATCTAAAGATTTGAGAGCTTTTCCATTGTTATCAGCAAACTTTTCTACACTCTTTATCTGAGAACCGCTAACGCTAATTGCTGCTTTAATCTTAGGAGCTGCGTGGTATCCTGTACCCGCACCGCTATAACTAATAGTTAAGGTGTTCTTTATATTTGGAGCACTTGTTAAGTAGTTAGAAGAGTTTAGAGTAACTGTCCCTCCATCAGAAACATAGACTGAAGTAGAGCTCTGAGCTATTACGTTACCGTTCCAAGCAATTTCCCAGCTGGAGATAGTTAAGCCTGATTCTGTCCACCATAAGACTTGCCTATCATCAAAACCTACTGATGTAATATAGACATCTGGTCTAATGTTGAAAATAGTTTTATAGTATCTATTAGCAAGCTTTACATTTGAGGAGACTGTGTATCCAATCATTTCCCCATCTACAGTATAGATACTATCCCCGTTTGCTGGGACAAACCATTCCCCTTCAAAACTCCCCGATACCATACTAACCCCATTAATCTTAAATTTATCATCTACTCCATTATCTATTTCTTTATCATGGTAAATAGTGAAAGTATACCAAGAAGGGTAGTTAGGGCTTAACCCTGAGGCTTTCCATAAATCAGTAGCTGCGGGTTCGTAGGAAGCTGAGAGTTCTGTAACTACTCCAGGGTTAGGGTCGATTAGGATTTCATTACCATTTACGGTTATTGAATAGTCTTGAGAGGATAATACACTGGATATATCGTTAGCTATTTCATTAGCTAAAGAGCTAGGGTTGGTCGATGAGTAAGCTCCTCGGATGAGATAAGGTCTTCGACCCTCGTATATGGTGAGGATTCCTAAGTCTCCAACCTCGTTATCTATGGTTATTTTGATAGGAGTCTGGTCAATTATAGAATTTACTGGGAGTTCCCTATTCAGTATCCATAGACGAGAACCTTCCCCAGTGATTACTAAGCTTTCAGGATTGTTTATTACGTGACCTTTAGTAGAGTCGTAGAAATAATTAAAGTATGTATCGTCTGAAGGAGTTAAGGCTTTTCTAAAAGCTACATGCTGAGTAGAAAGGTCTACTATTGTGACTACTAACCTGGTAGGGTTTTCTATTGACCCTTCCCCTCCTAATATAAATAGATACTTTTTATTGTTGTGGAGGAAGGGCTTAGTAACAAATATCTGACTGAAATCCCTGTCATCTCCAAGAGGGCTTACTACAGCAGTTCCTGTAGCTGTTAAGCCTGGTCTAGTCTGGATACCTAGTGTGGGGTGGATGATGACATCCTTAGCTTCAGTTACAAAGCCAGGCTCTAAGAGTTCAGGCTCTCCTGCGATGAGCCCACGGTTAGGTATTATAGTCTTAGTCTTAATAACTCCCACGTTACCACCCCCTAAGCATGCTTTGTTCCATATCATTATGTAAGATGCTGTGGTACTCGAAGTCTGTCCTATACAAGGATTTTAACTTAGCAAATAGTGTCATCTCGTCTGCTGTAGGACGGGACCAGATTAAAGAGTTCTTAACATCGTGATAGAAGTTATAAACCCTAGCAGCTCTTAGGTCGATGTAGCTTTTAAATAGTGAAGGTAGGTCAGAGTAATCCACATAATAAATAACCTTCAATTTAGTATCTCCGCTAACTTCTTCGTTTGTTTTCCTATCCATAACTAACCCAGTAGCTGCATCTAGATATACATAGGTGGTAGGTGTTAAGCTGCTAGCTTTTAATATTTGATAGCCTGCTGCTTTAATCTCTTCATAGGTAGCTTCTGTTGTATTGAAAGCCCAGCCTTCTAGTAAGATTTCTAAGGTGATTTCTTTTCTTAGCTTTTGTAAGGACTTAGCTCCACGCATGTTCCTATTGTGAGCCTCTAGCATCTTTTGGTATAGCTCTTGTTCTTCAGGAGAAGGCTCTATTAATAGCTGATGGTCTCCTGTGGAATAGGCTCTATGCAGTCTCCTAGCCTTAGCTTCAGCGTATTGGTCAGCTATCTGAGGGAGTGTTGCTGGGATAGAGACCTGGATATTATCATTTTCATCTATGGTTGTGTTATACCACCAACCCACTTCATTCTTTAATTGTGTCCTAATATTCTCTAGGATGTCTTGGAAGGTTAAGGTTTCTGACTGCTGTCTATTAGCTCTGTCTCTAATCCTCTGGTAAAGGTTGATTTCTTCTTGAGGAGCCTGGAGATAGTCTGGGGAATTGACCTCAGTTGTTAAGAGGTAAAGACGTCTAGCCTTAGCATCTGCGTAAGCCTGTACTAAGCCATCCCCTGTTTCATTGTCAGCTACTTCTTCGTAAGTCTGCTTATCAGTTAGACCTTCACTATATAACTCTTTAACTACGTAGTCTCTAAAGGTATCTATATTTACTGCGTGTAGGAATCTTCTTCTGTTTAACTTAAGCATCTGCTGATAGACTTCTTGTTCCTCTGGGGTTGGTTGTAAAAGAAGCTCTGAGTTTCCTGTGTTGTAAGCCTGGAAGATTCTCTGAGCCTTAAGCCTAGCATAGTTATCAGCTATTGGAGGGAGATTCAAAGGGATACTAGTTATCAATTGCTCCCCATCTTCTGTTGTATTCCACCACCAACCTTCTTCGTTCAATAACTGAGCAGCGATGTTCTTATAGATACGTTCATAATCCACTAACTCAGCACTTAGCATAACCTCTGTCTGCTTAGCTTGAGCCAAGGCTAGCTGGTAAAGCTGGTATAAGTCCTGGCTGAAAGTATTCTCTCCTGTGTAGCCCATAGAGAATTCGTAAGCTACCTTAGCTACAATCACCTGTTGGATATGGACAGGGATATGAGCGAAATTCTGGTCAAGGAATTCCTCCTCTGTCATCCCTTCAGAGGGTTCGATGGCTACGGTGTCTATTTGCTCAGTGCCATCTTCTAGATAGTGAGTATTAAACCTCCAACCCATTCCTAATACATCAGAAGTTACTACATCTAACAGCTGCTGAGCCATTATATAGGATTCATCATTCATACTCGTAGAGATAGGGTTCTCCCCTACCATTAACAAGACTCTCTTTATAGCCTCTTGTCTAGTCATCTTTTCACTCTCCTTTCAATTTAGCATTACGACACCCTTTTAGACTACTAAAGGTTGTAATTAGTTTAACCAGGTAATAAAAAAGCAGCCCTCAGCATATCGCTAAAGGCTGCAAATAAGAGGAGTTATTTTAAGAAATGCTTCCACCATTTCCCATGATTGCTATTGCTGCTTCAGGTCTTAAGCTATCGAAACCTGCAGCTAAGTCAGCTGAAATGTAAGTACCTTTTTCTTTGGATGTATATTCTGTTTCTACGGACACATCTTGTAAGTTTACCATTGCTGCTGCTTCTTTAGCAAAGATAACACCGAACAAGCCTGCATCAGCAACTGTTATTGTGTGGTCGTTTCCTCCATCATCTGACCAATCTTCACCTATTGTAGCGGATTCTGTAGCTCCTACTTCTCCTAAGTCTCCGTTAGAGCCTTCGAACCATACATTAGATTCTACGATATTGAAGCCAAACAATTTTCCTAATTTACCTTCGGATATAGAACCATTACCATTGTAGTCCTTATCAATCAATGGAAGGTATTCGAAGAGTTTTTCATACATTGCTGGAGAAATAGCTAAGTATAATTCATTATCATACATATTCATCTTTCTGAAAGTAGTTCTAGCTTTTCTTACCAATCTAAAGAATTCGATGATTTCATCTTCAGTATCTATATCGCTAACTTTTGTAGCTGAGCTCATAGTTAAGATTTTGTTAGGTAATGTTCTAGTTGTTCCGTCTGGATTCTTAACTAAGGCTGTAGTCTGTTTAGCAGCTTTAAGAATTGAAGCGAAGATGTTCCTATCGACAGCAGCTGCTAACTGCTTACCTAAAGCTTCAGCGTGTTCGCTTCTGACGTCCCAATAAGCTAACCAGTTATCTAGTTTAAAGATGAAGTCTTCAGCTGTTACTAAGCCATCAATAGTGATGGTTTTTCTAGCGTGAGGTACACCTCTGTGTTCGAGAACGTCTCCTGGTTTGAAGATTCTTCCAGGTTTTGCTGTACCGCTAACTTCAAATACAGCTGAGATAGTTCCCTTAGGAATGTCTCTTTTCTTAATTAAGTCCCTGAAGATGTTCTTCTTATAGAAGTAGGCTAACACTTCTTTTGTAAAGAGTTCCATTGTGTTATTAAATGATACAGGGTTCTGAGCGTTAGTATCGTACATAGATGTCGATGTCGGTCTAAAATACTGAGCCATATATATCCTCCTCCTTGTTAGTAGTATGTAGGTTCTGCTCTCTAAGCCCTCTCATTGGCTCTCTGAGCTTTCGCTAAACCTCAGCCTAGCTAATCACACAGCTAGCACCCTAAGAACGCTTAGAGGAGCTGTCAGTAGCTTTAGACTGCGGAGGAGCTAAAAAGTTCAAGTTAAGGGGACTACATAAAAAGAAACCACCCACGGAAAGCGAGGCTCTCCATAGGTGGCTCGGAGCGTGATATCATGCACACAGTTCGGACCGCTAAGGGCACAGTGGTTAGAAGTTAGATATTAAAGCCCTTTGATATACATATTCTCTATAAGCTGGGTCACGCATTCTTTTCTTATCAGTCAAGGCTGCTGCCATTTCTTCTCTGCTTTGGAAGGGCTGGATAGGTGCTTTGGTAGAAGCGTTTCCTGTGACATAAGCTGGACCTGAGTTAGCTGCTTCATACTTAGCTTTCAATCCTAACATAGCCCACTTCATCACTGCAGGATTCCTAGACATCATCACCTCATTAAATTCTTTCTTCTCTTCTAGAGATAGGTTCTGATTACCCCAATCTACTATTTGTTTATATGTCTCCTCTCCTCCCACAGTTTCATAGAGAGAAGTAGCTGCTTCCTTGAGCTCTGCTCTGGCTCCTTTTACAATTAACATCAACTCAGTCTTAGTAAAGCCCTTTTCTATGAAAGGAGCTAAGTCTTCATCAGTGACCTCGTCTTTGATAGCTAACGCTTGTAAATCCTCCATAATCTCCTCAACTGGTGGTTTTGAAGGTGTGTCCTCTGGTTCCTTTTCTTTTGGTTCCTCTGTATCTAATATAGGTAAATCGACATTATCTTTAGTAGTGTTGGTTTCTTGTTCAGGTCCCTTTTCAGGTTCTGTAGGTTGCTCTGGGTTTTCTGGGTTAGTTGGTGGTGTGTCAATAGGAGCTTCATCTAAAGGGACTGAGGTTCTAGTTACTCCCGATGCTTCAGGTTGTTCTGTAGTAACGCCTTCTGGCTGAGTTGCTTTATTTTCTAAGTTATCCATGCTATCATCCTCCTTAAGAATTTGATTTTGAATTTGTCACTGCAGCCTGTACTCCTGCCTGAGCTGCTGCAGCTTGTGTCTGCATACGTAAAGCTTCCTCTCTTTTAGCTTCCAATTCCTCTGGAGTTAAGACGAGACCTTTAGCGTCAATGTTCAAAGAATTAACCAATCTCATTATAAACTCTGACCAATTAACAGTCTCTACTGCATTAGGTATAGCTCCAATAGAGTTTAAGAAGGTTAGTAATTTATTAAAGGTAGCAGCTCTACTCAACTCTTCAAAGCCCGCTGTGATAATAACTTTAACATCATCACCTGCTTTTTCTAACTTCCCTTCTTTCTGAAGCTTCTCAAATATAAGCTCTATCAAAGGCTTCTGTAGTTCCTCAGCTAAGAGAGTATAGACACCTCCTAATAAAGCTTCGAGCTCCTCAGTGAGTCTTCTAATCTCCTCAGCTGTTACACGCTCAGCAGTTCTAGGCTGGAATACGAGGAACATGTAGTTAAGTCTTTCTTCTATCTCTGCAGCTTTCTCTGCTGCGGTTCTAAAGTCAGCAAACTTATCAAGCTGAAGAGTACCTACATCATCAATGTTCCCCTCTACTACAGCACCATTAGGAGCATTTACTAAAGCCTCGATAGAAGTTTCAGCAGAAGGCCTCACTAAGAATAGTGTCCTAGCTGCTGCCATAGAGCCTTGAGCTACGGCTTTACTTAGTTGTTCTAAGGTGTATAGGTCTCCTAGCACTTGCTCTATAAGACCATGACCATACTCATTGTTAGTCCATCTAAGTACGAGAATTGGTAACCTCTTTACTTTCTTTCTTGTCCCTGGGACTTCAACCCCATTTATTTCTTGCCACATTTCCCAGGTGTTGTTAATGAGCTTAGCTCCAGTGAAAACGTCGTATTGAGTATTCTGAGGGTCACTAGTCTTATTTGCTACGAAGCTGGAAGGGATGTCATTACTTTCAATGAGCTCTCTAAAGTTTGCAGGGAGTGCATCTTTATCCACAGTTTCTCGTAAGATTATCTCTACTAAGTTCATTGCTTTATCCCTAACTACTACAAAGTTATGTAGGTCGTAAAGCTTAAACTTATTACCGTCTAACCACAAAGCTATGTTACCTGTAATGATTAAGTGTTTCAAGGACTCAAATAATATATGACGTGTAGCTAATTGGTTAAGCTCCTGCAGCGTTAGTTTCTCTGCTAACATAGCGTAGTTCTCTGCCATTTGTAAAGCTTCTGGAGATAGTGCTGCTTTAATACTTTCATCCAGAGAATATTTAAAGAAGCCTCCCGAGGGAGGGAACAGAGTCAATAACAATTTACTAGCTAAGTTATTGACCCCACGAGCTCCTACAGCTTGCCAATTCTTCCCTAAATAAGTATTATCTTTCTTGTTAGACGGTGGGAAGATATAACGTAAAGTAAGTTGTGAGGCTTTCTCCGCTACTTGGACGAGCTCCTGTTTGTTAGCTTCTAATGTTTGAAACCTATTCTTTAAACTCGAAGTATTTTCTATCATAGTCTCCCTCCTTTAAGAATGAGTGTTTTAACTCATCTATCAATTCCCGCTTCCCAGCATACATCCACATACGCTTTTCATCCTCATCAGGACGAGGACATCTATGGGGAATAAGCGAGTCTAACTCTCTAATCAACTCTTCAATGGTTCTGGCTTTAATATTCATTCATTCACCTCCTTATAATACATCCACCTCACAGCTTCCTCCAGCACTACATGCATATGTTTTGCTAAGCTGGGTGTTAGGTAAATCCACAGATAAGCTAAACTCAGGTTTGCTAATCTTTTCAAAGTCTTCAACCCATTTATTATAGTCCTCTTCACTCATAGGTTCATAAGGAGCTTGAGGTAAGCTATGAGCCTCAGGGAGTAAAGTAAGCCCTATGATTTCTTTGTAATGGGTCTCTAACCATTTTCTTACGACTTCCCATTCAGAAGACTTAACAGTTACTGTACATGATGGGTTGTGGTCAGCCCAATATAAGCTTAACATTCTAAAGTATTCTAATTGGTCTAAAGCATTCCTTTCTTTGTGGTTAGGGTGTTTTAAAGGGAATTGCAATACTAAGGTATCCTGGTTATAAATGTCTGGTACAATCTTTAAAGGATACTTCTCTAGCTCTTTTACTAAAGGGTCCTTAGCATTAATCCTCACTCTCCTAATGAAATAGTTTGAGAACGTTGGATGTAGTCCTGAGGTAGTTCCAAGGATTTGACTTGTTGTCCCACTAGGCTTTACAGTAGTAACTGCAGTGTAGGACACATTGAATATCCTTTCTAATCTCTTAGCTTCTAAGTGAGCTTCTTCCCTAAGAATGTTAAGGAGTAACTGAGAGTCTGTTCTAACCTCTTTAAGTATCGGGTGCATCCTTAATCCTGTAAGGGACACACCAAGAAGAGGCTCAGCTTCTGCCATTTCAGACCAAGCTTCATTGAGAACCCCTTTGAATTTCTTAGCTACCTGTGCTTGGATAGCTCCTAAGAGTACAGCAGCCCTAACTCTTTCTTTGAGTTCTTCTATAGACCCATAAGAAGCATTGACTTCAGTTAAGTTACAAGTTTGAAATGGTCTTAATATTACCTCTCCACAGGGGTTAGTCCCTAACGTATCGTCGCCAGGCAATCTTCCCACCTTTTCTAACTTCTTTAAAGCTTTCTTTCTATTAAAGATTCCAGGTTCTCCAGTCCCCATCTCAGCTAAGTAACCTATGAATCTCCCCCAGTTCTCAGGCTCCTTAGTAAGGGAGATGTTGCTGTAAGCTCTCCACGGGTGTGTATCCCAGAACCCGTAGGGCTTAAACTTATACACATCTTCCTCGTCTACAAGGGCTATACAAGCACTCCTTCTAACACCTCCACTAATGACAGCGTTAGCAACTAAATTGGCTAAATCAAAAACTTCTACAGGTTGCCAAGTTTTCCCTGGTTTCTCTGTGAATAATTCTATAGTCTTTTTAAAGAGAAACTCTAGGGGTTCATGACCACTAGCTGTACCTCCAAAGGTTTTCAAAGGTGTCCCAGCTGGACGAAGCTTGGAGAAATCAAACTTAGGTATTATACCTTGTTGGAGGAGAGTTAAAAGTGAGTAGAAGCTATCCCTCCATCCTTCCTTAGTATCGTCTGGAGCTATAACAATGGCACCTTGGTAAAATTTAGAAGGTCTCTTAGGTAGTCCTATGGTGTGCTTCTCTACACTATATCCTACCCCCACCCCTAACATGAGTAGAATGAACATATCAGCGAAAGCTTTCCAATTGTTGAATATGATATAACTACAATTATAAACAGCCTCAGGATATAATTCCAAAGCTTTTCCTGCCGTAGCCAAGCCTCTCATGGACCCAACTATTTTCTTATCTTTGAAAAGTTGGATAGCGTGCTCAAAGTCTTCCCTAAGCTCAGCAGGTATCTTATCAATGTAGTGGCTTCTGTAGCGTTCCACAGCTTCCTCCCAAACTTCTCCCTGAGTCCTGGCGTAAGTCCTTTTGAATATTATATCTGAGTATAGTTTCTGCACATCCACCTTATCATCCCCTTTCTACTTATTAGCTTATAATTCTGCTTCCTTCATCCAGCTCTCTAAGTCCCATTCTTCAATAACATCTAAATAAATAAACTCTGTCTCGACTAACCAGCCAGGGTTTTCAAAAAGAACCTTATCAATTTCACGCATAGCTTGGTGTGCTAAAGTACTATCTTTAAACAACCCTACAGGCATTTGTGCGCCTTCTTCAGTTTTCACATAGACATATGTTAAAAAGCCATTCTTTTTCATATTATCACCTCCCTGTACTTCCAAAGCCTTTAGACCCTCTGAAGCTCGTAGAATCGTCCGCCTCTCCCTGCTTTATTTGAATTAAGTGAGTGTGTTCTGCAAGTATAACAGCTTGTGCTATCTTATCACCCTCTCTAATTTCATAAGGAGTTTTAGATAGGTTTTGGAGGACTACCTTCCATTCCCCACGATAGCCAGCATCCACAACTCCTTGATGGACTATAATCCCCTTACTATTCATGGAGCTTCGTCCTGTTATATAAGCAAAGTGTCCATTAGAGATTTCCCAAGAAACCCCCGTGGGGACTACTGCTATATCCCCAGGGTTTAAAGTAAGCTCAGTAGCTGCTCTAAGGTCTAACCCAGCATCTTCTGGATGATGTCTAGGTTTGAGATAGTCTTCCTTAACATAGATTGTCATTCTTCATCCTCCCTTTCTAACATCGCTTCTAAAGACTTCTGTATTGTAGTCCAGTATTCTTCATCCTTTTCTATTTTCAATAGACTCTTACCTACATCCTTAAAGAAGCTCTTAGAATATTCTACAGCCTTCTCAGGGTCTTTTGTTATAGAAAGGAACATTTCCTCCATAAGAGAAGTAAAGCCTGTTAAGAAAGTAGTTAGCAATTCATGAGCCTGTAAGCTAGTAATTTCACCACTCACGCTAATATCCTCTTCAGTTTTTACTATATCAATCATAAATCTACCCATTATATATCTCCTCCTTTTTTAATGTAATCATGTTTGCTATAGATGTCTTCAAACTCAGCATCGCTATATTTATACTCAGGATTCTCTTTTCTTAGACCCTCAGTTTCCCATAATTGTTCCCACATATCCTTAAGCTCTTCTTTCCCTAAGAACCACTCAGCATCCCATTCATCTACAATATAAACCTTATCATAAGCTAAGTCATAATGGACAAGACAGTTGTTAAATCCAAAGATACCTTCAATAAGTTGATACCAGTTATCAGGAGGCTCGTTAGGAGAAACCATCCATACTTTCATTCTTTCACTCCTTTCCGTAAGCTTCTGTAAATAAGTGATAGAGATGTTGCAAACCGTCTGTATTAAGAGTATCTAGCATTAAGTAAGCTAACTCTCTAATTTCCTTCTGTGCATGGGTATCTGTTCTCAACTTTAAGAAATTATCAAAAGCCCTAGCATTCATCCTTACATACATCTTAGTCATATAACCCAAAGGAATCACTGTCCTAGCTATCTCTGGCTTTACCCCTGCTTTTATAAGCTTGTGGTAAGCTTCTAAAGCTGTCCAATAAGCTTGCTTAATAGCCATTTGCTTAGGCTCGCTTAGATACTCAGGGATGTACATGTTTTCTAAATCCCCTTCTAAGGTGACATATCTCATTGACATCTCTACTCTAGATGAGTGACGGTGTCTAAGGAGTTGTCTTTCTACAAAGAGAGGAATCTCTAAGTACCAAACAAGATTAACAAACTCAAAGGGCTCTAAGTGTTTCCAATGGTAAAGCTTATCAATTAAGTTAAGGTTAGGGTTGGTGTTGAGATGAGATATCCCAGCAGCCTCAGCGATAATAGCTTCGTTATCATACTTCACAAGCTTAACATGCATCACATCCCCTCCTTGTGTCGAGCTGCTCCTACATATTCAATCACCGATTCAAACTTACCTAAAGCTAAAGATACAAGAGCCCTAGCTTGATAAGAATCTATCCCATAGAAAGTTAAAGTGTCATTTTCTATCCCTAACCTTTCAAAGAATACCTCGTGTTCTATTCCTTCCACATTATCATAAAGAAAAGAATTACTTCCAATGAGTAATGTTCCTTCATCTAAGAAATCTCCTAAATCCCCAAAGCTTCTAAATACTATCCTCACATCCATCAAAGAATCTTCTGATGTTCTTGCCATACTTTCCCCTCCTCATTCTGTAGTAATCTTATCTGGGGTCCATATCTGGACTTCCCCAGTCTCTTCATTATACCAGCCATCTCTTAGTATCCAAGCCATCTGAGCAGCGGAGATAGCATCTTCCTCAGTCATCCCAGCTTTCTCGTAAGCTTCCACAACGACATCCCACATTTCCTTTACTTCTTTACCTTCTAAGAGTTTAGCTGCTCTCTTAACTCCTATACCTTTTACACCCGTGTATCCATCAGCCCTATCTCCAGTAAGGATTTGAGAGTAGAAAAACTTATAACCTTCATAGGGGCTAATTTCGTAGCTTTCATCCTTAGTCCAGGAGTAATGTTTTCCTGGTATCTGGTTAAGGTCTTTATCAGTGGAGGCTATGATATATTTCCCAGGCTCTCTAGTGCTTAAGATACCCATCATATCATCAGCCTCGATGTTTTTCCAACTGAAAGCTTGGTGAGCTTCTATTAAATAGTTTCTTAAAGCGGGTAATAACTTAGGTTTTTCTTGGTCTTTCCTATGTATCTTATAAGATTCCTTTAGCTTCTTCCTAAAGTTAGTCCAGGAGGTTAAGCACACCTGGTAATCGTCCGCTCCAGTAGCCTTTACTATGGACGAGATGAATTTATCCATGTCTTCCTTGACTACGTTTAGGTCATCAGTCACTACCCCAAATTCAAATTTGTGTTGATGTCGAAAGGCTAACTTAAAAATGAGGATGTCCCCATCAATTAAAACTATCATTAATTATCCCCTTCTTCCGTTCCCTCAGAGAAATCACCAAAAGACTCACTATTATAAACTGTAAAAAGCTCGACAGTAGGAAGAGTTATTAGTAAGTTAAGTAGCTCTTTCATATCTTTCCATGCTAACCCAAAGATATGTATAGAATCCCCTACTAAATCTATAGAAACAGCATTAGAAGCAGAGCTCAATCTGACAGTTGTAGCATCTCCAAATTGTATATAATCTCTAATAAATACATCTCTAAATCTAACCTCTTTAAAATGGATTTTCACATCATACTTATGACTCATATTATCTCCTCCTCCTGGTATGTGAATAATAAAACCTAGCAAGCCCTATGATAAAGAAAGCGTAGGGACACACCATAAAAAGAGTTAAAGGGTACCAAAATTGATAGATAGGGTGCATAGTTCTTCGTACATTATCCCATAGATAATCCTTGGTAGCGATAAGAATATAACCCAAGCTAAGGGTATTAAGCAACCAACCTAACATCAAATATTCCATACCTTCCACCTCCTTAGTGAGTCTCAGCCCAAGTCTCTCCTATCTTAGCGTCCCCTGCTAGAGGACAGTTAAATCCAAAATAAACTCCTGCTTTATAGATAGCTTTCTTAGCAATCTCAGCTACTTTCTCAGCTAACTCTGGCTTAGTTTCTATTTGCCATTCATCGTGGATGTTTCCTACAAACTCGTAATCTTCCCCTGGGATAAGTCCTTCAGCTCTGAGGTCTCTGTCTAAGATAGTCAATCCTTTCTTCATAACAATAGCTCCATCACTCTGTAATAATAAGTTAAGAGCTTTGTGAAGGCTTCTAACTTTCAAATGTCTCCCATCTAATCCTACGATATATCCATGCTTCTTTGCTTGCTTCTTAATCCCATTGGTTAGCTTTTCTAAGCCAGGAATAGCTTGAAGAAACTTCTTCCTTAACTTAGCCCCCAGCTTCTTTTGCTGCTCAGGGGAAGCCTCAGGATTAACTATAGACCCTAGCTTAGTGTCTCCACCACCATAAAGAAAAGCGTAGATAAAAGTCTTAGCATCACTTCTGGTAGCCAAACCTGCTAACTGTTGGTTAGTGGTGTGGATGTCCCCTTCAAGAATTACCTTAGTATAATCTGGGTCATTAACTCTATGAGCAAAGCATCTAAACTCAAGAGCCTTAGCATCTACCCCTACTAAT